ATGAAGAAAATGACTATTAGAAAAATGCTTGAAAGAATCGTCGTCGCAACTAACAAACGCAGAGCGAAGAATATAGTTCTGGTCAGCACCGACGGCGAAATCGTGGAAGCGGAATTCGCTGTGGACCTGATCCGAACACTGACAGACTGGAATATCCTGTGGGAAGTAACCGTCATTTCTGAAAAGTTTTACGAAGACCGTTTCGTCGTAATCTTCGACCCAAACATTAAACAGGTCAACGGCGATCCTGACAAGGGCGATACGTGGTTATAAGGCCGCAAGCAGAAAGGAGCGTGAGAACGTGGCAGTTTATAAGTCTATCACCTTCGACAACAGAAAGAAAATCGCGGCCCTGTACGCGAAAGGAATGTCCATTTCCGACATTTCTGACGAAGTGGGCGTCGCCCTTCGAACACTGTATGTCGAACTGAAACGCGGCGCGACTGGGAAACTGGATCAGAACCAGCGACCGGCCTATGATCCGGTACTGGCACAAAGAACCTACCAGGAAAACATTCGCCGTCGCGGCAGTGGTCCGAAAAGAAAGGAGGTCAAGAAATGACACCGGACAGAGCAACCAGGCGGAAACGACGCCGAATCCGTCTGGCGATCAGAAGGACGTCAGCCCTGGCGGCGGCTATTGCCTTCTTCTTTGCCTGGGGAACGATCGGCGCCATAGAAACCGACGCGGTGTCCCTGGTAGAAGGAACGGTCAGAACCTTCGGCCTTCTGTTCATTGGAACCGGCTTCGCCTTTGTAGGTGGCGCCTTCCGAAATCCTACGGAAAGGAGGTCAAAACATGAAGTACACTGCGACACTGTCGGCCGTCCAGGTCGGACAAGCCGTCAAAAGTCTTCTTCTGCTTGGTGAACGCAAGATCACCATTGAAGAAACAGAAAAAGACCGTTTCGTCGTCACCACAACAACCGAAACGGCCCTTTCAAAAAAGTCTACGAACAGTATATCACGAAAAGGAGTGAAAAACAATGGCTAAACTGAATTTTTATGACACCGACGCCGTGAAGGCGTTCGTCCTGGATATTTTAATCGAAAACGCTGAACTGAAAAGCGATCTGGACTATGAAAAGAAGTGTTCGAACGACTGGTTCGACCGCTACAAGAAAGCCGATCAGCAAGTGAAAGACCTTGAAGCGAAGGTCGCTACCCTGGAAGGAGGTTCCGAAAATGAATAACACCCTGTACGAAATCACTGACAAGTATTTGAAGGTCCTTGACAACCTGGAAATCGACGAAGAAACCGGCGAAATCCTGAACGCCGAAGAACTGGACGAACTGTCCGGAGCCTTCGAAGAAAAAAGCGAAGCTGTCGCTTGCTACATCAAGAATTCCGAAGTCTTTATCGGCGACCTGAAAGCCGAAGAAGCCAACCTGGCAAAGCGCCGCAAGCAGACCGAAAAGCGAATCGACTATTTGAAGAATGTCCTGACCGCGTGTCTGGACGCCGCCGGCCGTGACAAGGTCGAAACCACAAAGGTTCGCGTTTCCTTCCGAAAGTCTGTGGCCGTAAGCATTGACGACGAAAAAGCCCTTCCGGCTGACTTCGTTGTTGAAACCGTTACAACGAAACCGGACAAGACCGCGATCAAGAAGGCGATCCAGTCCGGCCAGGAAGTGTCCGGCGCTTCCCTTGTGGAGAACCGAAACCTTCAAATCAAATAAGGAGGAACCGCAATGAAAGAACTTTCGATTCCCCTTCTTACCGAACAAGACATTGACTGTCGCGTTCAGTCGGTCAGCAAAGCAAAGACCGGCCGCGTCGGCGCCGTCCTTCTGCTTTACAAGGACGCGCGCGTCGATATGCGAATCCTGGACCAGGTCTTCGGGCCTGGCAACTGGCAGAGAACCCACGAAGTAATCAATGGAAACCTGTTCTGTAATATCGACATCTGGGACGACGAAAAAAAGACCTGGGTCAGAAAACAGGACGTCGGAACAGAGAGCAACACCGAAAAGGAAAAAGGCCAGGCGTCCGACAGCTTCAAACGTGCCGGCTTCAACGTCGGGATCGGCCGCGAACTTTATACAGGCCCTTTCATTTATGTCGAACTGGCTGACGGTGAATTCTATCCCGAACGCCAGGGCCAGAAGGAAGTCTTCAAGTGCTACGCCAGTACGAAGTTCAAGGTATCGAAGATCGCCTATAACGAACGCCGCGAAATCTGTGACCTGGTAATCGTCGACCGGAACAATAAAGTCCGCTTCAATATGAACGGACACGCACCGGCGCCACAAGCCACACAGAGCGCCACGAACGGGCAGAACGCCCAGGGTGGACAATCTACCAACCAACAGCAAAGAACCGCACCACAACCGCAAAACAGCGCCCAGACAGGCGGCGCCGCGTGTCCCGTGTGCGGCGGCCCTATCAGCGAAGCTGAACGCCGCTATTCCATGAACAAATTCGGCCGTGAAATGTGCCGCGCCTGTCAGAAAAACGCGTGAAAGGTGGTGTCATAAATGCCCAGCCGCATTTTGAAAGAATCAATATGTACGTCTGAAAGTCTGGCGTACTTATCGGCGGAAGCCGAAGTCCTGTTCTATCGTCTGATCGTAAAAGCGGACGACTTCGGCCTGTACTACGGAAGCCCGAAAATCCTTGCTTCCCTTCTCTTTCCGCTGAACGTACCGACCGAAAAGAAGGTGTCTTCCTGGCTGGCTGAACTTGTGAACGGTGGCCTTGTGGCTACATACAGAGCCGAAGACGGTCGGCAATACCTGAAACTTCTGTCCTGGGACAAACACCAGAACAGGCGCGCAACAAAACCCAAATACCCACTACCGCAAGAATTTGATAACACTTGCAGTCAAGGGGTATCAAGTGACAATTCTGACACTTGCGCGCAAATGCAAGCAGATTCTTCCGTAAACGTAAACGAAAACGTATTCGAAAACGTAAACGAGAAACGAAAACGAGTATTACAAGAAATGTTATGACCTTCAATCCAGGGCCGGATTCTTCAACGAGATCGCAAAGATCGACTATGCGGCCATTGAAAACGTCGTTTCTTATCCCTGGTCCGGCGCCATGTTTTCCGATCGCCTATCGGCGCAACGCGGCGCCGGAGTGGACGACACTTTTGACCAGTTCTGGTCAGTCTATCCACGAAAAGTCGGCAAGAAAGACGCCGTGAAGGTCTGGAATCAAATTCGCCCTAACCCAGACTTGACAAACCAGATCGTCCAGGGTGTGGAGCGCTGGAAGCGTTCTGAACAGTGGACAAAGGACGACGGCCGCTTTATTCCATATCCGGCGACATTCCTTCGCGGTGAACGCTGGAACGAATATGACCGCGCCGAAGTCATACCGTCCCCGAAGCCGGCCACCGTCAAGAACTACGACGACGGCGAAGACTTCCTGGACGACGGTGAATAATCATGGCCGACAACATCTGGACGGCCGCTGTCGAAGGTATCGCCGCCAGAGGTAGGGCGAACAATGGCGCCGAAGGCGACTACCGCGACGAAGAAGGCTTCCTGTGCTGTGGCAAATGCCACACCAGGAAAGAAGGCGACATCACGATCGGCGAAAAAACGCTTCGCGTTCCGCACCTGTGCAAGTGCGAATCAGAAGCCAGCCGCCAACGTGAAGCCGAAGAAAAGGCCGCCGAATTCCGGAAGCAATGCGAACGGCTTCGCAAAGACGGGATCACTGATCCGTCGTACCTGTCCCAGAACTTCACCCAGGACGACAACCGCAACGCCAGAATTTCCGACGTGTGCCGCCGCTATGTGGAACACTGGCCGGAAATGAAGGCCGACAATATCGGAATCCTGTTTTATGGCGGCGTCGGGACCGGAAAGTCATTCCTGGCCTGTTGCATAGCAAACGCCTTGATCGACAAACAGGTCCGCGCCAGCGTGACGAACTTTCCCCGAATCCTGAACAAACTTCAAGGCTTCGGCGAAGATAAACAGGAATTCCTGGACAAGCTGTCCCGATATGACCTTCTTGTCATCGACGACCTGGGCGTCGAAAGGGACACGTCCTATTCCGTGGAACAGGTCTTCAACGTCATAGACGCCAGAAGCCGCACCGGAAAGCCCTTGATCGTCACGACAAACCTTTCCCTGGCCGACCTTCAAAACCCGTCGTCCCTGGGATATTCCCGAATTTATGACCGAATTCTGGAAATGTGTCCGATCAGGCTGAAACTGGCCGGAGATTCCAGAAGAACCCAGAACGCACAAGAACGCCGCGACAAGGCGAAGCGCCTTCTGGGGCTTGAAAGGACGTGACAGAGTGAAACACTATAAACTGACAATCCCTGGCCTTCTGCCAGGACTGAACGAATATGTGGACGCTGAACGCGGCGCCAAAGGCAAATACAAGGCCGCCGCCATGAAGAAACAGGCTGAAAACGTAATCGGCTACATGATCAAAACCCAGCTTCGCGGCGTCCGCTTCACCCGTCCCGTGGTGATACATTACACCTGGATCGAACCGAACCGCCGGAGAGATAAAGACAATATCGCTTTTGCGAAGAAGTTCATTCAGGACAGCCTTGTCCATGCCGGCGTTCTTCAAAATGACGGCTGGAAACACATTGAACACTTTACCGATGACTTCGCTGTGGACCCGAAGAACCCCCGTGTCGAAGTCATAATCGAAGAATTTGAAGGAGGAAACAAAAAATGACTGTACGCGCAAAATTGAAAGACCTTGCACCTGGAACCGTATTCAACGCCGGACCGATTGACGTCCGCGTCCTGGAACACTTTGCCGACGGAAGAACCCTTCTGATCGCCGATACCTGTATCGCTGACCGCCACTTCGCGGATCAGCCGTTCAAGACCAGACCGGAAAAGCCGGCCGCAAATCCGAACGACTGGCGCTTCTCAAACCTTAACCGTGAACTGAATACCGAATTCCTGGCTACATTCGACCAGGCCGAAGGCCCTATCCGTTCAAAGGACATCTTGACGGCCGACTGGTCCCTGGCTGACCATGAGGGCGGCGAAGGTTACGGAATTATTCAGGCAAAGATCGCGCTTCTGACGCAAACCATGTATGAGAAATACGCCGATCAGGATCTACTTGAACTTGACGACTGGTGGTGGCTGATCACCCCGGACGCCGGCTACGCGTACCATGCGCGCAATGTCGACACGGACGGCAGTCTGAACTACGACTTCGCGTACTTTGGCTACTTTGGCGTTCGGCCGGCTTTCTTCGTGGAATCTGGGATCACGTTATCCGTGGAGCCAGACCAGGTTGAACTTTCCACTTCCGCCCTGTTGGCCGAATTCACTTCGAAACAGCTTGTCGAAGAAGTCCTTCGCAGAATCGCCGAAGGCCAGGAAGACGGTGACAACGATGAAGAAGACGACTTTTAAGCAATGCGCCGCCGGCGACGTCTTCGAACATCAGGGACAAGCCCTGATCAAGACCACGAAGCCGAACACAGCGGTCAACCTGAACAGTGGCGCCTTCGCGCACTTTCACGACGGTTCCCTGGTGGATAGAAGCGACCTTGTCCTGATCCACCAGGCGGACCTTCCGTCCAAAATGCCGGACAGCCTGAAAGGAGGTCGAAACAATGGGTAACAAATCCGCCCTTCAACTGGAAGTCGAAAAAGAAATGGGCTTCGAAATCGACGAAGACCTGTTCGGATACTTAGAGCATTACGCTAGAAGAAAACTGGAAGTCGCCAACAAAAGCGCCGGCCGCGCCTGGGGCGAAGACGGCTACGGCGACGAATACCTTTCACTTCTGATCCCCGACGTGATCCGCGAAATGGCCTTTTCTGCTTACTGTGACCAACGGTCAGCGGAAAACCTGGCCGCCAGAAAGGCGGTGTCGTAATGAAAAACGAGAACGCCATAATGGACCGCATAAAAGCCAGGATCGCATATCACGCCAACGAACACCGGCACACATACGAAATCGGAAAAGGCGTCATGGACTTCCTGGCGCGCGACCTTCTGGCCGATTTTAAGGCTGCCGGCGGTTTACTTCCGCCGGTAGTCCTGGACGGTGACGTCTATGTCATATACCGCCGAAAACCTGTGAAAGCAAAGGTCATTTTTATCGGAATCAACGCCGACAGACTTTTCTTCTTCAACGTGCTTCGCGGAAATATAAAGGCGAACTTCCAGACGTACCAGTTCACCGAAAACGACATAGGCCGAAGCGTATTCCTTACCCTGGAAGAAGCAGAAAAGGCGGTGGCCTGAATGAAGAAGAAAAAATCAAACCTTCCGAAGTGGAAATATGACTTTTCGTGTAAGAAATGCCGTCATATTCAATACATCAAGGACAAGGCGAAGCGCCGCGACGGTGACTATTGTATAAAATTCATAGAACGGACCGACGCCGGCCTTCCTTCCCCGATTCACGCTGACGACGATCGTGTCGTCCGCTGTGACTGCTTCGAAGCAATTCCGGAAGAAGGTGATTCCGAATGATACCATTTCCGGAAAAGAAATATTCGGTAATATACGCCGATCCGCCGTGGAACTACGCGGCCGGTGGAAAGACGCGAAACGTCGAAAGGCACTATCGCACAATGAAGCCGGAAGACATCTATTCCCTTCCGGTTCAGGATATAGCCGAAGACGACTGTCTTCTATTTCTGTGGGCCACATTCCCGAACCTGGACGTTGCCCTTGAAACGATCCGGCGCTGGGGCTTCCAGTACAAAACAGCCGCCTTCGTCTGGGTGAAGCGAAACCGAAAATCGCCTTCCTGGTTCTGGGGCCTGGGGAACTGGACACGCGCAAACGCGGAAATCTGTCTTCTGGCCACAAAAGGCAAACCGAAGCGCGCGTCAGCGTCAGTCCATAGCATAATCGACGCCCCGATCGGCCGTCACAGTGAAAAGCCGGCCGAAACCCGTGACAGGATCGTTCAGCTTGCGGGGGGGGGGATCAATGATCGAACTATTTGCAAGAAAGACCGCCCCTGGCTGGGATTCCTGGGGCGACGAAGTGGAAGGCGGTGAAAACGAATGACAAGACTGAAAAGGTTCAAGATCGGACTGTTTACAATCACCCTGGGAATGGTCCTGGTGGGCGCGTCCTTCGCCCTGGCTGACGATAAAGCAGTCGCCGAAGGAATTATCCTACCGGAAGAATTAAACGAAACCACGGCCATTCTGGCGCCGTCTGTGGCCATTGCAGAAAATGAACCAACCACACAACCGGAAGAATGGATCGACGCCGTGGCGACGGCTTACTGTCCTTGTGAAATATGCTGTGGGAAATGGGCGCTGAACCGCCCTGACGGTATCGTCTACACGGCCAGCGGAGCCATAGCCGAAGAAGGCGTCACAATCGCGGCCGATTGGTCCGTCTATTCGCCAGGCACTATCCTTTACATAGAAGGCATAGGCGAACGAACCGTCCAGGATCGCGGCGGAGCCATAAGCGGTCAGAAGATCGACGTATTCTTCAATAACCACGAAGACGCCCTTCACTTCGGCCGCCAGGAAATCCGAATCAAAGTTATTTCTGATACAGAGAGGTAAAACGATATGTTTTCAAGGGGAAACGTGCGGATCAGGTATTGAAGCAGATCGCCGAAGACTTCAAATTGAAAACCGGAAGCCTGGCAAACACCGGATATTCTATACCGTCTATGATTGAAGACGGCCAGACGCTTTTCGACATTGTCTTGAAGGCTATCGACTACACCCTGATCAATACAGGAAAAATGTTCGTCCTGTGGGATAACTTCGGGAAACTGACCTTGACAGACGTCGAAACGGCAAAACTGGACCTTTTTGTCGGCGACGGCAGTCTGGCGACAGGCTTCACCTACGAATCAGAAATTGATTCCGAAGCCTACAACAAGATCAAACTGGTCAAGGACAACAAGAAGACCGGAAAACGTGACGTTTATATCTTCCAGGATTCTAAAAATATGACCTTGTGGGGTATTCTGCAAGACTATGAAGTGGTTGACGAAGACATGAACGAAGCCCAGATCAAGAAACGCGGCGGACAAATGTTGGAACTATACAACAGACCGAAGCGATCTTTCAGCGTCAGCGCAATCGCGGACCTGTCAGTCAGAGCCGGCCGCGCCTTGTATATCGGGATCGGCGCCGTGGGCGTGAAATCCTTCTTCATAGTCGAAGAAGCCACGCACGACCTTTTGAAAGAAACAATGTCCTTGAAATTAAAGGTGGTGTAATATGGGACTTCTTGAAACTATGAAACAAGTCGCACAAGCGACCAACGACGCCGGTATGCCGACGGCTTTTCTGTTCGGTTCCGTGACGAAGACGTCGCCCTTGACGATCCGCGTCGACAACCGGTTCGACATATCCGGCGACGCTATTGTGGTTATGAAGGAATTCCAGGCCGGCTTCTATCCTACCCACTACCACACCGGCGTCAAGGGTAGCCCTTCCACCGAAGAAAAGTCAGGTGGAAGCGGCGACGCGTCCTTCGCGGCACATTCCCACACCTTGAAAAGCAACTACCAGACCAACACCGACGCAAAGTCCGAATATTATTACGGCCTGGCCGTCGGTGACAAAGTGGTCCTTCTGCGAAATGCTGGCGGACAGGCGTTCCTTGTCCTGGGAAGGGTGTGATTTTATGATACCGAACGCGTTAAACGTAACGATCGGCGAAGACGTGGAGGTTCAGACCGCCGCCGAAGCGCCGACAAGAACATTCAAAATCGACTTCGACGCCGGCCGCGTCGGTGGCTTCTGTGATGAAACGGAAGCCATGAAACAGGCCATTTACAAGATACTGCAAACAGAACGCTTCGAATACCTGATCTATTCCTGGAATTACGGAATTGAACTGAACGCCGTTGTCGGGAAAAGCTTTCAAGTGTTTGCAAGTGAAATAAAACGTGTAATTCGCGAAGCCCTTCTGGCAGACAGCCGGATCACCGACGTCACAGACTTCGAAGTGGCCCAGATTGACAAAAGAACCGCTTCCGTGAAGTTCACGGCCGAAACTATCTTCGGCGAAATACCTATTGAAAGCGAGGTGAACGTGAATGTATGAGGATATGACCTTCGAAAACATTATGGACCGCTGTCTGGACCGCGTGTCTTCTTCTATCGACAAACGCGAAGGTTCCGTCGTATATGACGCCATAGCGCCGGCGGCGGCCGAACTGGCGATCATGTATATCGAACTGGCCTACCTTATACCGGAAAGCGTGTAATGATATTTAGGGAATGACCTGTTACCCCGTACGCCGGCAACGCGTACAATGCGCGCAATGTCAACACGGACGGCAGTCTGAACAACAACAACGCGTACAATGGCAACAATGGCGTTCGGCCGGATTTGGTGGAAAACGCGACCGAGTAAGGCGAAGAACCTGAAAACAGAGTACCCCAACAAAGGAGGTCATTTCCTTCCGAAGTGCCGGAAAGGCCACGGTAAACACAAGATTGACGACGAATGGCCTTCCTACTGTGACGGCCGGACTGTAAGCGTCAAGGAGGATTTTTATTTTGAGCGAAGACCAGACATTGAATCTTTCTGACTTCGCGAAGGTGATCGACTTTAACAGTCTATATCAATCGTATACAGAAGCGCGCAAAGGTAAACGGTGGAAATATGCGGTCTGCAAATACGAAGTGAACGTCCTTGAAAACCTTATGTTCGTTCATTTCATGTTATCGGCCCACAAATACCGCCTGTCGCCTTATAACTGCTTCATTGTGAAAGAACCGAAGGAACGACTGATCATGTATAACAGCTTCCGCGACAAAATCGTTCAGCACAGTCTTTGCGATAATGTCCTGGAACCGTACCTTTCGAAAACTTTCATATACGACAACTACGCAAGCCAGAAAGGCAAAGGAACGCACTTCGGACTTGACCGCCTGAAATATTTCATGTCGAGGTACTACCGACAGAACGGGGCGGACGGCTGGGTCCTGAAATGCGATATTCGAAAGTATTTTTACAGTATCAATCACGACGTTCTGAAAGAACAGCTTCGCCGGCTTATCAAAGACCGCGACGTCTTGTGGCTTCTGGATATGATCATAGATTCCACCGAAGGACCAGGAATCCCGATCGGAAACCATACTTCACAGTGGTTCGCCGTTCTGTACCTGTCCGGAATGGATCACATGATCAAGGAACGTCTGGGAATCAAAATGTACGGCCGCTACATGGACGACTTCTATTTGATTCACCCTGACAAGGACTATCTTCGTTATTGTCTGGAAGAAATCAAGAAGTATCTGGTCCCTTTAGGACTGGAATTGAATCAAAAGACGGCCATTTTCCCCTTAACCCAGGGAATCGACTTCCTGGGATTTAGGACCTATCTGACCGACACCGGAAAAGTCGTCAGAAAAGTCCGCCGTGAAAGCAAGAACCGAATCCGAAGGAAATTGAAGAAATACCGTCACCTTCTGGACGAAGGCCGGATCGACTTCGAAACGATTCTTCAATCCTATTCTTCGTGGACCGGTCACGCCGAACACGGCAACAGTTACCACTTGATCAGGAAGACGGACGACCTGTTCTTCAACCTGTTCAAGAATGAATTGGAGGGATTAACCTATGGCAAAATTACTATCCGCTTTGCCCGTTGGAAGCGTTGTCAAGTCGACGAACACGAAATACAACGGGAAAGTGATCAGGTGGATCGTGGGAACCCAGGACACAGCCAACGGCCGAACGGGCCTGGTGACCGAGAAAATGATCACTCTGAAATGCTTCGACGCGAAGGAGCCTTCGAACACGAACGGTGACCGCCGAAGCTACGGAAACAACCGCTATTCCCAGTCTAATATTGACCAGTGGTTGAACAGCCAGGCCGCGTCCTGGTATTCCGCGCGTCACAGCTACGACGCACCACCGAATAACGCCAACGTGTGGAGCAACTACAACGAATACGACACCGAAGCCGGATTCCTGTCTAACTTCGAAGCAGACTTCCGAAAAGCTATCCTGGACGCCGTGATCCGTGTCGCAAAGAATACCGTCACCGACGGCGGCGGTTATGAAGACATTACCCGAAAGGTCTTTCTTCTGTCAAATACCGAAGTCGGCCTGTCCAACGAAAATAGCGTGGCCGAAGGGGCCCTGTGGTCCTACTTTTCCAGCGCCGCGCGCCGCCAGTGCTACCCGACCGCCGAAGCCGTCAGCAATTCGGAATATACAAATTCCAGCTTGAACGCGTCTTCTTATTGGTATTGGTGGCTTAGAACCCCGTACGCCGGCAACGCGTACAATGCGCGCAATGTCGGCGCGGACGGCAGTCTGGACAACCGCAACGCGTACAATGGCAACATTGGCGTTCGGCCGGCTTTGTATTTGGAATCTGGGAATCTGGTATCCGATTCAACAGACACCGACGGGGCCTATATCTTACAGTGGAACCAGCCGCCGTCTGATCCTTCTTCTATTTCCTACGGCACACCGCAAGCCGGAAACAGCCTGGTTCTTTCGACGGGCGGTTCTACCGATCCGGAGGGCGACGCCATTTCCTACGTCTGGGAAAGGAAGATTGATTCCGGCGCTTATGTCCAGTTAGGGATCACCACGGCAAAGACCTTCACCGACACAGTTCCGACGTCCGGCACAACTTACACGGCGCGCGTGAAGGCAGTCGACGCGAACGGCCTTGAATCCGGTTACTGCACCGGATCGGCAAAAACCATTTCCTACAACACGCCGCCCATGATCAGCGGTTCGGATCAAAACCTGGGCGCAAAAACAGCGCCGTTTACATACCAGTACACGGTCACAGACGCCCAGGCGGCCACGCAAACGATCACGGTCACGGAAAAACTGACCAACGGAACCCAGACGATCACGCTTCGCACCTATACCGCGACCAGCGGCGCCCAGAATACCGTCAACCTGTCCAGTGTATGGCTTCCGCTTCTTTCCGGAACCCACGTCCTGACGATCACGGCCACCGACAGCGCCGGCGGAAGCGCAACGCGAAAGATCACATTCAGCCGCACCGTCAGCCGTATCGCGGCGGCGCGCGCGTTCAATACGGACGCCCTGGTTCAGAAGGTCTTTGTTTCCCTTTATCCGGCGACGATTCCGGCAGACGCAACCCTTCACCTGGAAGTCACGAACAACCCGTTCGACACTTCGCCGGTGTGGGTAGACATCACTGACAAGGCGAACAGACTTGTCCACGTCTTCACGAATACGACCGCCGCGAAAGGCTATGGCCTGGGCTATCGCTTCTATATCACGAAGGGAACCCAGGAAATCGAAATCACCCAGGCGACGATCCGTTTCGCCTAAACGAAAGGAGGAATTCGAAATGTTTGACCCTACACAATGCGAAAGCGTGAGCATGGCCCAGGCAAAAGCCCAGGAAGAACAAAATCCTGTCAATGCCGCCTTGCGCGCGACTTCGATCGCCTTCGTCACTTTGGCCGAAGCCGGCCAGATCGACGACACAACCGCAACGGAAAACGTCAGCCAGTTCGCGTCCTGGGCTTACCCTGTGGCGTATGCTGTCGGCAATATCCGCCAGTATAACGGTGAACTTTTCCGCTGTGTTCAGGCCCACACTTCACAAGCCGACTGGACGCCTGACGCCACCGCTTCCCTTTGGAAGAAAATCGGTGATCCGACGGAAGAATGGCCGGCCTGGTCCCAGCCGATCGGCGCCCATGACGCTTATAACAGCGGCGACAAAGTGTCCCACAACGGGAAACACTGGACATCTAACATTGACGCGAACGTCTGGGAGCCTGGCGTCTATGGCTGGACGGAGGTGACAAAATGACCGAAGGAATCATTGTCGGCATTCTGTCGCTGATCGGTACACTGGCCGGAACCTACTTCGCAAACCGAAAAAGTTCCGCCCTTATTGCCTACCGTCTGGAACTTCTTGAAAAGAAGGTCGACAAACACAATTCCGTCGTGGAACGAACCTTCAAACTGGAAGAACAGGCGGCCGTTATTGAAGAAAAAATCAAGGTCGCGAATCACCGTATAGAGGACCTGGAAAACCGGTGAAATCGCGCAAAAAGAAACGCGAGTTTTCCAAAATCATTATAACCATAGTCGGAGCCGTCACGCTTGTCGTGTCGGCTTTTACTATGGCCGTTGTATGGAAAACAAGCGACACCGCGCCCCTGGCGTATTTGATCCCTTCGGTCTTCGGTGAACTGGCCACCGCGACCGGCTTCTATTTCAGCAAAGCGAAGGCCGAAAACCGGATCAAACTTCGGAAATTATATGGTCCTGAAATCTACAATGACACGAAGGAGGTATAAACGTGTTTAACGCATTACTTGAAAACCTGACAAATATCGGCTGGGCTATGCTGATCTTCCTGTGTGCATACCTGGCAAACGTCGCCTTTTCCCTGTGGTACAACATCAAAATCAGGAAGGAAGACTTCGACCGCGAAAAGCTGATCGCAAGCGGCTTGAAAATCCTTGTTTTCGTCGTTGGCCTGACGCTTCTGTGTACGGCTATTACTGCACTTCCGATTTTTGCAAACGAAGTCGGCTGGACTATTCCTGACGAATACACGGACATTTTCGCCGACCTGGTCATCATTGGCGCCGTTCTGCTTGTGTCCTGTAAATACATCAAGGAAGCCTTCACGAAGTTCGTTGCTATTTTGAACACCGGTTCCGTGGAAAATGTGGAAAACGTACCGGAGCCGGAAGTAACCAACGCCGGAAAGGTCCAGATCGGCTTCATGGCCGGAAATGGAGGGAACGAAAATGAGTAACAGCAAACTTGTAAACTATACGCGCATTTCCCCGAACAAGAACAGCCCCAGAAATCACGCGATCGACACGATCACGATTCACTGTGTCGTCGGCCAGTGTTCGGTCGAAACCCTGGGGAACATCTTCGCGCCAACTTCCAGACAGGCGTCTTCAAACTATGGGATCGGCTACGACGGCAAAATCGGAATGTATGTGGAAGAAAAGGACCGTTCCTGGTGTAGTTCTTCCGCGTCCAACGATAACAGAGCGATCACGATCGAAGTCGCGTCCGATACAAAGCACCCTTACGCAGTCAATGAAAAGGCGTTCGCCGCGCTTCTTGACCTGGTGACTGACATCTGCAAGCGAAACGGGATCAAACGCCTTGTGTGGTCCACCAACAAAAAGGACCGTATGAATCACCTGAACGGGTGCAATATGACCGTTCACCGCGATTATGCAAACAAGGCTTGTCCTGGCGACTACCTGTATAAGCGCCACGGTGAAATCGCGGCCGAAGTCAACCGCCGCCTGGGAGCCAGTGCCGAAAAGCCGGCAGAGAATAAACCGGCCACTGGCGAAGTGATCCACACTGTCAAAGCTGGCGAAACACTGTCGAAGATCGCCCAGAAGTACGGGACGACCTATCAGAAGATCGCGGCTTATAACAGGATCGCAAACGCGAACCTGATCCGCGTCGGCCAGAAAATCAAAATTCCGGCAGACACCCAGGCCGCCCAGTCTTTCAAGAAGGGTGATAAAGTAAAGGTCCTGAAAGCTGTCACCTACACAGGGAAAGCCTTCAAGACCTATTATGACAAATATGACGTGATCGAAGCCGACGGCGACCGTGTGGTCATTGGTATCGGAAAGACAGTCACAGCGGCCGTCAATGCGGCAAACCTGAAAAAAGCATAGCGGCAAAAGGAAAGCGGCCAGGGATATTCCCTGACCGCCTTTTTTTATTTTCCGGTGACCATTGAAAGAGCCGACACGAAAAGGTCCTGTCGCGCGACTGAAAACTGATATGTCTTCGATCCGGCCTGTACGACGACAGAGCCGTCGACAGGTGTCACCGCTGTCAATGCTGAAATCTTACATTCGAAACCGGCCTGGTTATGAATGAAGACGATCCGCCTATTCGTTAAAACGATAGCGCCTGAATAGGTTTCTGTCACTTCGCCGTAAACCGTCCGACTGGAACCGCCGCCAGTGCTTACCGACACGCCCTTCGCAACGCGGACACGGACGCCAGCACCGCTTCCGGTTCGGCCGACAGCCTTGTTCTTCGTGACGATCTTCGTCGCCGGCGCGTAATAATGGGCGACTTCGCCTTCTTCCAAAAGAACCGGCGTCCCCGTTACAACAGGAAGTTCGCCCTGTGCGATCGCTGAAATCGCGGTTTCTTCCATGAACGGCGTGTTTCTGGCCACTTGTGCCGCCTGTCTGGCTTCCTTCTGCTTCTTGACCTTGTTCGCACTGAAAAAAAGCCCAACGGTGACAATGGTCAAGACGACGATCCAGCCCCACAATGATACTTCCGGAACCGCGATCGACACAATCACCAGGATCAGATCGACAATCGCGGCCAGGATTCCGAATATAATAGCGACTATTCGCATTATATCCCCCCTTCCTACTTGTAAACTTTATAAGGTTCTGACCTTTAACACAATTATACGTGAAAAATGTGTTAAAAACAAGAATGACGCTGAACATTAACACAAAATTTTCGGGAAGGAGGTCACAACTTGAAAATCTATGACTATAAAGGCCGGAAGAACATCAGCGGAAACAGAATCCGCGAAGCACGATTGAAGAAGCGGCTGTCACAGGCCGACTTCGCCGCCAAACTACAAATAGCCGGAATCACTATGGAGCGCGACAGCGTCAGCAGAATCGAAATCGGAACGCGCTTCGTCGCCGACTATGAACTTATGATAATAGCTGAAATCCTGGACGTAACCGTCGACTGGTTACTGTCCGAAGACTGCGAATAA